ATCATTAGTGGATATTGTTTTTTCAACCGAGACTCAAGTGTTAAATTAATATAAAATAAATTATATGATAGATAATACACATGCGGATATTGCGAAACATTCAAAGATATTAATGTTTAAGGAACCATTTTATGGATTGTTCCTAATTAGTTTAAACAAAGAATTAAATGATATTGTTTCAACTGCTTGTGTTGCTAAAGATGGTATCAATACTAAATTAGTTATTAGTCCTAAATTTTGGGAAACAATAAGTGATAATGTTAAAGTAGCAGTATTAAAACATGAATTATTACATATTGCTTTTAAACACTTACAAATGTATGATTCATATTCAGAAAAGGAGTTATTGAATATAGCCGCTGATTTAGAGATTAATCAATACATTGAAGACTCTTATAAAGACAAAACTTGGGATGGTTTAGAAATTACTAACGCACCTTGGGCTGCTATGAATTTACCTGTTAAAGCAGGTACTAGAAAGTATTATGAGTTGTTACAACAAGAAATACAAAATAATCCTGATGGTGATGTAGCTAAGTTTGTTCAAGCAATGAAAGATGCTAATGGTGATGGTGAAGTAAGAGAAATAACATTAGGTGATGGTACTAAAGTCACTGTTAAAGCATCTCATGAGTTTTGGAAGCAATATGAGGGGATGGATGAGGCAGAAAAGAAATTGATGGAAAAACAAATTGAACATCAACTTAAAGACACTGCTGAACAGGTTATGAAACAAAGAGGTACTGTACCTGGTGAGTTGAAAGAATTGATTGATTCACTTTATGTTTCTGAAGAACCAGTTATTGATTGGAGAACATATTTAAGACGTTTTAATGGTATGGCTAGTAAGGTATTTACTAAAAAAACAAGACGTAAACCAAATAAACGTTTCTATGGTAATCCTGCCCTTAAAATTAAACAAAGAAAAAATACACTTGTAGCTGTTGACACATCAGGATCAGTTTCTAAAGATGATTTAAAGGAGTTTTTAAGCGAGATTCATCATATATGGAAAACAGGTACTGAAGTAACTGTTATTGAATGTGATGCTTCAATTGGTCGTGTTTATGAATATAAAGGTAAAGCTGAAGAAGCCAAAGAAGTAACTGGCCGTGGAGGTACAAGTTATGAACCAGTATTAGAATATTTGTGGGATCATAAAGACAAATACCAGAACTTAATTTATCTAACTGATGGTGAATGTTCAACTAAAATGACACCTTGCAAACCAACATTATGGGTTCATTGTTCAGGAAGAAGAATTAATGATGAGTTACCAGGTGCTAAAGTACAAATTAATTCATGAAAAAATAAATAACAATGGCTAAGAAATCAACATCAAAAACAAATGCAACTGTTTCATTAAATGTCCATGAATTGAAGGACTTTTTGAAACACATTATTGATAACAACCGTTATCTACAAGAAAATAATAAACCAATGGTGAGTATTGAAGTAGTAGGTGATTCAGGTATTGGTAAAACATCTTCTATTATTCAACTTGCTAATGAGTTGGGATTGAATTTTATTAAATTGAACCTTGCACAGATTGAAGAAATAGGTGACTTGGTTGGTTTTCCAATTCGTCAATTTGAAATGACAGATACTAAAGAAAGAGTATGGATAGATGAAAATGCAGTTGAGGACTATCGTAAAGAAGGTTATGCAACTACAGGTTTGAACCGTATGAGTTACTGTCCACCAGAATGGATTAGTGGTAAAGAAAATGGTGGTATTCTATTATTGGATGACTGGAATCGTGCTGATATGAGGTTCATTCAAGCTGTAATGGAGCTAATTGATCGTCAACAATATATTAGTTGGAAGTTACCTAAGGATTGGCATATTGTATTAACAAGTAATCCTGATAATGGAGATTATTTAGTTAATAGTATTGACAATGCTCAAAAAACAAGATTTATTAGTGTTAATTTAAAATTTGATCTTAAATGTTGGGGTAAGTGGGCTGAAGAGAATAAGTTAGATGGTCGTTGTATTAATTTTTTATTAATGCATCCAGAACTAGTTACTAAGGAAATTAATAGTAGAAGTGTTAGTATGTTCTTTAACAGTATTAGTTCTATTAAATCATTTGAAGACCAATTGCCATTAATTCAAATGATTGGAGAAGGTTCAGTTGGTAGTGAGTTTAGTACTTTGTTTACAATGTTCATTAATAATAAGTTAGATAAGATGATTTCACCAGAAAATATCATGACTCAAGATGAACAGTATGTGATGAATACACTTAAGAATCTAGTAGGTAAAGATAAAGCATACCGTGCAGATATTGCCTCAACATTAGGTACAAGAGTTGCTAACTATTTAGAGTTTTATGCTAAAGAAAATACAGTTGAGAAATCATTAATTGAACGTATTGGTAAAATTATTACTGAGAAAATATTTGCTACTGATGTTTGTTATAATATGATTAAGTCTATTTATAACAGCAATCCAGGTAAATTTAAATTAATGATGTTAAATAAAGAATTGGTTAAGTATATTACTAAATAATGTTGGTGTTGATTAGCCTGAGGGGTGAGCGTGAGTTCACCTCTCTTATATATTTATATAGAAACATCAAAAAAAATTTGGCCTCCCAGAGAATTTTCCATATTTTTTTGAAACACTGGTAAGCAACTTATGAGTAATAAGGGAGAAATAAGAATAAGGTTATTAACATTAAATTGGTGTGATTATTGTATGTGGCTTAAGAGTGAGTTAGATGAGCAAGGAATAGCCTATGATGATATTGATGCTGATAAATTTTCTGATTTTGCTGATCAAATAGAACAAAAATTTAAAACAGAAGATTATCCAATTGTGTTTATTGATTTAGGAGATAAAGTTATCACTATTATGCCAAAAACAGAGTTGGAAACATCAGATACTTTACTTACATTTGATACAATACCTCAATTAGTAGGTATTATTAAAAAATATATATGAAATATAAACAACCAGTAGAAAACAAATTAGATCAACTTGAAAACATGTTGATTGGTTTTGAAGCACAATTTTCAAATCCTAAATTTACAGTATTAGTTGCTAAGGAAATGCTTAGTAAATTAAAAGATAAAGTTGAAGAAATCAGAACATTAATTAACTCAGAACAATAAAAGTTATGCTAACACCAGAACAAATTAAATCAAATTGGGATACATTTCTTGAATATATTGATGAGTATATCTCAGATGAACGAGGTAAAAAACTTAAACAATTTTACCTTAAACATGAAGAACGCTTCATAATGATGCCTGCTTCACATCGTCCTCAATACCACAACTGTCTTCCAGGTGGATATATTGATCATGTGAATCGAGTAGTTGAAGGTGCTCTTAAAATTGATTTTATTTGGAGAGAAACAGGTATGATTGATACATATACTCTTGAAGAACTTGTATTCTCAGCTATCAATCATGACTTGGGAAAATTTGGAACAGAAGAAGAAGCAGCATACATTGAACAAACAGACCAATGGAGACGAGATAAACTAAACGAAAACTATATGTTTAATGATCGTTTAGAATATATGACTGTTCCTGATCGTGGATTACAATTATTAATTAACAATGGAATCATACCTACTAAAAATGAAACATTAGCTATTAAATTACATGATGGATTATATGATGAAGCTAATAAACCATATTTAATAACTTTCAACCCAGAAACTAAACCACGTACATCAATTATGTATGTTATACATCAAGCAGATTTGATGGCTGCCAGAGTTGAATTTGAGAAGGAGTGGTTACCTAAGTTGCTAGGTCCAAAGCAAGAACAACCTAAAGAATCTAAAACAAACAACTTTAAATCAAATAAAAATAATTCAGCTATTAAGCAAAAAGCCCTTAAAACAATGGTTAACCCTGCTTTAGCTGAATTAATAAAAAATATATGATACTAGGAATTATATCAATTGTACTTTGGGTATTCACAATATTTGGGTACATCATTTGGAACTTAAATCAAAAAGTAACTAAGTTAGAGCAAATTGCTACTAAACAAAAGATCATTATTGATAGTGTAACTGCTATAGTTGAAGAATCAAATAAACAACTCCATACTGTTGATTTAACAGAAGCATTTAAATCCGATGATCAGATTGGTTTCTTCTTTCGTAATTTACAAAATATACAGGATTCATTAACTCACTATTTGAAGAATTAAAATGAGTGAAGAGGTATCACTAACCAAGAAAGGGACTATCCGTAAACGCAAACCAAAACAGTCAATTAATTATTTCACTCAGGAAACTGAGAATGCTATTGTTGAGTATTTAAGATTAAGAAGTCCTAAAAAACGAAATAAGCTTTTTAATGAAAAAATTAATTATGCATTTCATAAATTGGCTGAGAATATCATTCACACTTTTAAGTTTTATTATACAGAAGTGGATACAATCCCTGAGCTCCAACATGAAGTAGTAGCGTTTTTACTTGAAAAATTACATTTATATGATCAATCAAAAGGTAAAGCATATTCATATTTTGGTACTATTGCTAAGCGTTATTTAATTTTATATAATAACGCTAATTATAAGAAACTAAAGGATAAAACACCTGTTGATGCTGTTGATGAGGATAAATCAATTTTAATTGATCTAATAAATACTAGTGAAGCAGCTCATGATCTTGAACCTATTTCATTTTTAAAACAATTTATTAAATATATAGACCATAATATGTTTATATTATTTCCAAAACAACGTGATGTTCAAATTGCTGATGGTGTAATGGAACTATTTAGAAAAAGTGAAAACTTAGATATATTCAATAAAAAAGCTTTATACATTTATATTAAGGAAATGACT